GGATTTGGGAGTATAACTTGCCCGACTTGAATCGTGCGGGTACTATCAGGAGGGAAGGTGTCGGCATTCTTAGAAGTTGTAAATCGTAGCAAAGCGACCGAACAGGCAACCGCTCACCGCTGCCTCTGCCGTGGATGCGCCATCAGCATCAGCACGAGCATTGAATGCCGCCCAAGCAGATGCCGATAAGCCACCGCCTTGCAGGGTGGTTATTGGATAGCCGTAACCGTAGCCTATCAGCATTAGAGGAAGGTGTATCCGATGACGCTTCCGACCGATGGAGTGACGGCAGTAATCTTCCCGCCGTTCCTTCCGCTGATAACTATTCCAGCGGAAACGGACTTGCCGCTCATGGAGTAGGCAGTCAGCAGGTTCTCGCCACCTGTACCCGTCAGAGTCGTGAAGGTTGCAGCAGCGTTGACCACGATGAAGTCGAAGTTCGCACCGCTTACGGCTGCGTCAATGAATTGCATCGTACCACCTTGGCCGAGCATTTGTTGGAGAATTGGAGTTGGCATTTTGTATGGGTTGCTTTAGGGTAAATGTAAATTAAGAGGGAATTTCACAAACGGAGTGGCTGTAGGGTATTTGGAACTGTAGCGTAGCTACCCACCCTGCCGTACGGTCATCTCGGCTCTCTACGAAGCGCGTCAGGTTAACGCTGGTACTTAGCGTCCATTCTTGGCTTGGGTCGTTTGTAAGCGAGCTAATGAAGTCCTGAGCGATTTGCAGTTGGTCGCTTAGAACCTCATCTTCGTTATCCTGCCAACCCAATGTCGGACTGCCCGAAACCACTCCGCCCATCGAGGCAATGGATTCCACCCTGTCAGAGAAATAGACCCCCACCACAAGGCTAAGAGTACCCGCATCCGTAGTCGCTGACTGAACGTCCGCAAACACCAACGGATAGACGATGCGCTCACGGCTTGGGGTTCGCAGGTTTATCGTGTTGTCCGTCCCGATGGCAAGCGGGTCGCCTGTTCCGAAGGAGTTCACCTGCGGGTGCGAGTTTGCCAGCGTCAGCAAGGCCTGTTTGATTTTTATCCAAGACATAGGCTTGTAGTTTCAAAATGTTTTTAGAGTGCGCTCCCATAGAGTTTAGCAGTTATTGCAGTAGGGGTCGTAGCCATACGGCCAAGGTCTATCCAAGCCAGCACCACGGCGCAGGGTTCTTGCGTCCAAGGCCATGCCGGTATTGTAGTTCGTGCCGTTGGGGTATATCGTGTCAATCGCCGATGGCGGGGAGTTGAACAGCGGATAATCGCTGCGGTTCTCCATGAGGTAGCGGGTAATTCGCTCGGAGTACCACTCCGCATCGTTCTTCACCTTGTCCGTCAGTCGGGTAATCTCGTCCATGCTCATCTGGGAACTTTCCTCGCTCGTCCTGCGGACCATGCCCTTGTTCATGTACTTAAACGCCAATACCATGGGTAACTCGTAGTAAAGCCATTGCACCATCGCAGGCTGGATGTAATCCTCAAGCAGGGTGTTGTTCAGCGCAGTCGTGCTACCGCTGACCACCTGCCCCACCAATTCGCTGTACAGGGCAGACCCAACGATTGGCTGAATCCGCATTTCCTGAACCTTTACGATGGTAGGCCGTATCTGCGTAAAGCTGACGTTTTCGTTGATGACCGAATTGTCCAAGAGCGTTTGCTCGCTTATGAATAGTGCCTTCATGCTTTGCTGATTTTGTTGCCTTTACGGATGACGATTTGCTGCTCCCAAACGTGCCTGCATTGCGGACGATTCACGCCATTCTTCATGTGATACCAACCACCCCTGCGGTTCCAAACGGAGTAGCCCATAATGCTGCTGATGCCGTCAATATCGGCACGAGTGTACACCTTGCCTTGGTCAGCGAGGTCCAGCATCACCTTGCAGAACTCACGGCTGCTGCTCTTATCCGCATTGCTGAACCCGGCGGCCCAAGCGTATTTGTACCTGACCTCAAGCACAGGCTCTGCCACTTCCTTCACGCCCTTTGGCAGGTTCTTCTCCACGATTTGGTCGGCAGCACGAGCGATGGGGTAACGGTCTTTGTTCATAAGATAGGCCACACGCTTGGCTACCTTGGCTTTGCTCACGCCAAACTCCTTGGCCATCTCTTCCACGCTTGCGTCACGGTTCTTCTTGCGATAGGCCTCAATCTTCTTATCCAACTCCTTCTCCTCCTCGCCCAGTTCTGCGAAGGCTTGTCGCACTTGAGCATCCAAGTCGGAATCAAACCGAATTGGCCTTGAGTTCATGACAACATATTCATCGGCATTGCTGCCAAACTTGCTCGCAACGACCTCCAAAACCTTGAACTCCTCATCGCCCCATCCAAGGTCGCTCTCGTCGTCTTCCTCACCCCACCACGGTTCGGTCGGGTTGCTGAACTTCTGCTCCTGAACTCCGAGCAAGGTGTTCACTTCCTCTGCGCTTAAGCCGAATCCAGCGGATAGCATGGTTCGAGCCATCTCCAATGTGATTTTGTCTTGGGCATAGTGCCGCACAATCCGCATGAGGTTCTGGTACTCCCTGCCCGATAACTTCTTGATGTTGTCGTTGCTCAGTTGTGCAGGTGCTTGCGGTTGCTCATCGGGTTGCGGGTTAGGCCCAACCACGTCAGCAGGTTGCTTTTCCAAAGGAGGGAGGCCTGCTTTCTCACGCAATTCTTCGGGGGTCATGATAGTCAGCAGGGCTTGCTCACTCAATCGTTCCGTAATCGGCTCAACGGGTATCAATTCGATTCCCTCCACGCCGTTAAACGACGCCAAGTAGTTTATCATCCGCTCCACCTTCCGCACACGGTCGTTCACATACGTTGCCTTAAACAACTCGTAAGCCTCCACCAGTTCCTGCCTGCCTCCCAGTTGCCCCTCGGTTTTTACGCCGAATAGCATCGGATTGACGACACGGTGCGAGATGAAGATTTCTTGCTGGATGGCTTTGTTCAAGATTTCGAACTGCTTATCCATGTCGCTCGGTGTGAGCGGTTCAAGCGTCGGGGCTTTGCTTACGTCATCGTTGAAGGTCACCACAAAGCGTCCAGCGTTGTCCGTGCCGCTAAACTTGCGCTTAATCTGCCGCTCAATGTCGCCCTGCTCTTCGGGGGTCGGGATGCCGTTGTTGAAGTTGATTAAATACCCACCCCAAAAGTTATTCCGCAGGTTGTTGTTGTGGAAGTTGGCTACCTGCACGTCCGCTTCAATCCAAGCCAAGCCGCCCATGTATTCGGGCAGGGGATAGGACTTCACGCCTGCCGCATACACCCGATAATAGAACAGTTGCTTGCCGATTCGGTTGTCAGGGTCAAAGGCAGGTATTTTCTCGACATCGCCAATCTTGGGATACAACTGAACCATGTCGTCGTTGTACCACTCGGCTACCTGAAACATCCGCTCTTCTTTGTCAACCCTGATTTTCTCGAATGGGATATGCTCCATCTTTGCAATCGTTCCCATCTTATTCCAATGGACGCACACCGCAAAGCCGTTGAAAATCTCCAAGTCCAAAACGAGTTTCTCGGTGATGTCGTTCAAGTCATCATGCTCACTCAGCCCGTCAAAAAACTTAGCGTAGCGGGCTTGCTGCTCTACGGTCATCTTATCGTTCGGCTTCCATCCACCGCCAATGATGTAATTCACCTTGCCGTTCACGATAGCGTTGTGCTTGCTGCTTCGGCGGTAGTTGTCCAGCAGGTAGTAGGGGTACTCGTTGAACGCACCGTAGGTAATGTACTTGCCCGCTTTGTTTTCGAGCATTACGGGGACTTTATGCTCTATCCCAAGCCACTGGGTGAAGTGCTGCGTTGACTTGCTCATAGCGTATGAACTGTGAATGAAAGGGCTGAAATCGTGATGCTTGCACCGCTATCGATTGCGTTGATGTAGATGGTAAATTCATCATTGACCGCACCTGTTACATAAGCCTCCGTATAAATCGCATGGCCGTTCGTGTGGGTCGTTGTGATGTCCGTCATTGACTGGTCGATGGTCGTGCCGTTCTTAGCGATGTAAACCTTGATTTGCGTGTTGTTGTTTTGCGCCAAGACCATAGACGCAGCAATGCGAAGGGTCGCATTTGTTGTGCCTGTGTAGGTCAGCGAGTTGGTGGTTCTTGAAAAATTGTAGGTTGACAAAACGCCCGATTTCATCGCACTTGTCAACTTGACTTTTTGCCCTTGCGTCGGGGTGAAAGCCGTGTCGGTGTCAAGGTAAAGGTTTGCAAATCCCCTTTCCCTGTCAAGCGTTGCGGTGTCGGATAGGTCATCGAATAGACCACCCACACGGGCGGCGGTATTCGCCCCTGCGGCGGTTTCGGTGGTAATCGTTGCGGCACTTGCCTGCAACTGCGTTCTTGTTTGTACGCTCATGCGAAGGATGGGTCAAAGGTGGAATCGAATACCCTCACGGCACTTGCCGCATAGGGTTGGTAGGTGATGGTATTGCTGTAGGTGTTATACGTCAGGCTCACGACCTGTACATACGCCAAGCCTGTTTCAACCACCGCAACGGCTGCAGCAACCGTGGAAGAGGTATCGTAAACCTCATACTTATACGAGCCTGTTTCAAGCGACCCCACGGTAAGCGAAAATTTGTCATAGCGTTCGGTGTATGAAGAAAGGTTGGCCGATTTCAGCAGGGTGAAGTCCGTGCTGACGTTCTTGGCGATGTTGGTCAGCCGCAAGATGTAACGGTCGCCCGTGCTGGCTCGTTGCGTCCAAGTAACGGTAATCGTGTTCGTGGTGTTGGGGGATAGGTATATCATCCTTCCCTTAAATGTAGGATGCGCCTGAATTTCACAATTTGCGCCCAACGGCTCGGTACAACTCCGCCCTGCGCTCGGCGGTCTTGGCGATGTCAAAGCGTTCACGCACGTCATCGGCCAACTGCAAGGCCAAATGGCGAGCGTATCCGGGGTCGTTGATGAACTTGCGCACCGCCTTGTACCAAGCATCCTTCTTGCCGTATGGTATCAGCAGGCCGTTCTCTCCATGAACGATTATGTCGGTATATGGGATGGTTTCGGATGCAATGATAGCCTTGTACATCCACCCTGCTTCCACTACCTTCAGTTCCGATTTGAGGCGGTTAAACTTGGTATCACGGAGCGGTGCGATGGTTGCGTTGATGAAGTTGTAGCCTCCCACATAGGAGTAAATGTCAGCGGCTTGGATTCTGCCGTAGTTCGCATTCTTGCCATTGCAGGATAGCATCCGTTCGTAGTCCACATATACGGGGTTCTCGTTCCATCCTCCGAGGTAAATCTTGTACCTCCCATCCAGCGACTTGTCATGGGCGAGCAAACCGAACGAATGCTCAACGAGGGCAATATCCTCCTGATGCTGCGCACCGCCAAACCATCCAATCTTAAACTTATCTTTCTCAGGCTCTTCGTCAGGATTGCCCTTATACTGCTGATATGCTTCGTACGGTTCGTTGGGCAGGATAGTGACGTTCTTGTTCAGCAGGCGAATCTTCTGCGCCAAGTGTTCGGTCGTGGTGGTCACATGGTCAGCCAAGCGGATATGTTCTCGAATCTGCTCATCCAATTTGGTGGACAAATAATGGCGGTACATGATGTGGCCCGATTCAAGTACCCAGTAGTCGTCAAGGTCTAAGATGACCTTCGCTCCAAACGCCGTGAGAGCCTTGTAAACGCCTCGAATTTGGTCAAGCGTGCCTTGACACCACAGGCGATTAAAAAGCCATATATCAACGGTCTTTAGGTCCTCATCCTTGACGTTGGCGATGTTGTCCACGCACACATAATCGAACTCCGTGTAATTGTCGCCGAGGTAGGCGTTGGGCATCTCCAAGCGGTAGAAGGAACATCCCGTTGGATGGGCGTTGTAAACGATGCAAATTCTCATGCTCAAAGGTACAAAAAAAAGGCCACCCCCGAAGAGATGGCCTTAACCACTAAACCGACGAGCGTATGAGAACCCGCCGTGTCAAAGATACTTACGAACCGCTGATTTGCGTTGCGGAGGCAGAGAAAGTTGTGCTTGTGATAAGCAGCATTGGGTTTGTTTCCATTCCCGAAAGCGTCATCTCGTAGCCTGAACGGTCGCCGAATGCAGTACCAGTACCAGCAGTTCCAGCAGTTGCCTCCAATCCGTTGTCAGCACCAAGCAACCAGTAGCGACTGTTATTGTCTTGCACGATGACAATCAAACGATTGCGAGCCAAGAGACGCAGTTCATTGCGGACTGCAACCTGCAACTTGTTGATGGTGAAGGTGACTTCGGGGGTGTAGAAGAGCGTGCCGTTCTCGATGCTGGCATTCAGCGTTTCGGTCATCGAAGAAGTAGCCTTGGTCAAGTCGTACTCGAAGAACGACCCTGACGCATAACCTGTAAATCCAGTAACCGTTCCGCTGCCGTTGGTATTAACCGAACCTGTGGCGTTGAAGGCTTGGACATAAATCGTTTTGATGCCTCCGATTGAATCTCGGCATCCGAGGGCGTAGCCCGTAGTTAAGGAGCAGGACATAGTGTATTTTTATTTAGGAGTTGCAAGAATAAAAAAGCGGGGGGAAGTTGCCCTCCCCCCTTACACTTAGGCCAAGCGGAAGTCAACCATCAAGTCGGGATAGGCGAACTGCACACCTGCTTTGAAGGCGGCTTGGAAGCGCACTTCATCGTTGTCCTTGGAGTACCACAACTCAAAGTTCTCTTCGTCGCTCAACAAGTCAGTTCCGTAGAACAAGTTACCGAGGTAGGTGCAGACGATGCGGTTGGTACCAGTTAAGCCGGGAACTGCAACGATGCGGACGTTTGTTCCGGGGTAGATGATGTCACCATCAGCCAAACCTTGCAAGTCAACTTGGTTGTACATGACACCAGTTTGCGACTTCATGGCTCCAATCAAGGTGCGGAAGTTATTCCAACCGCAGAAGATTACGAGGTCATTGCGGGTCAAGATGGCCTGTGGGATGTCGTTGTACACCTTGTCAAAGATGCTGATGACATTGGAAGTCGTGATACCAACGGAAGCCGATACTGGGTTCCAAGTGGTGGAGGAAGCGTTGGCGAGAACGGTAGAACCCGATGCAGCATTCAGCAACTGGTTGACACCGCTGAAGTAGGAGTTACCCTGCCAGATGGCGGTTTCCAAAGCCTCGGCGATGCGGAGTGCCTTCTGCTCGGAGAATGCTTGCTCAAAAGGTACGCCGTCGTATTGGCTACCAGCAGTCAACTGGGATTGCATCCAGTACTGCTCCAAGGAACGAGGGCAAAGAGCCTCTTGGATTTTCATTACGCCGACGGTGATGTTACGCTGGCTGAATGTGGTGTTGCCTGTTGCAGACCAACCGCAGACGGTGCCTGACCCGATGTTGGCATCGGTGTCCATGAGGTTAAGGGCGGCGGCTGACTTGATACCAACTTGCTTGGTGAACAGGGCAGCAGAACGAGCGGCGAAGACCGCTTTGGTGATGAGGGGCAGCCTTTGCTGCTCGGTGTAAGCTGATAGGTTTCCGAAAGAAAATGCCATGGTTTTGTTTTTAGGGGGTTAAGGTTATTTGGAGTTTTTAAGGGATTGGATTGATTGTGCGATGGCCGCAAAGTTTTGGGCGGCTGATGCCTTCCGTTGCTCCACGATTGCAGAGGCGGTTGGCTTGGGGGCTTCGGAAGGAAGTTCGGCGACCTTCTCAACGATGTCGGTCATGGTTTCCATCTGGCTTGCAAAGGATGCCATCTTTTCCTTCATCTTGCCCATTTCGACTTCCATTGCGGCCTTCATCTCTTCAACGATGGCGGCAAGGTGCTTGGCAACGATTTCCTGCACGGCTTCGGGAGTAAGTCCGACACCAGCGGCAGCAGGGGCTTCGGGGGCTTCGGCTTCGGGAGAAACCTCGATTTCAACTTCTTGCGCTGCAACTTCTGCGGCAGGGGCTTCGGCTACAACGACCTCGGTGATTTTGCCTCCTTCGGTTTTGACTACGCCAACGCCCTCCACTTGATGCTCTCCATCAGGAGCGGGCAGGGTTGCGTCTTCGGTGATGACATAAACAGGAGTACCTGCAACGAGGTCGCCATCCACACGGATGACCGTGCCATCGGCCAACTTGTAGTCGGCAAAGGCTTGCTTTTGGGTTGTGAACTTCCGCAGTTCGGTGCGGAGAGTTTCAATGGCTGATTTTAAATTCATAGATTATTGGGATTTGTAGGTTGGTTGAATATGTTGCAAAAAAGCGGTTAAGTCGTCTGCGAGGCCCGCAAGTGCGACCTCTAATTCCGTGCCTGTGTTCTTCATGCCGAATAACCCCTCCACGGAGAAACCTTTGAAGGCATGGCGATTATCCCACACCTCGTCGTTCTCCACCTTGAACGAGCCAAACCATGACCCGTCGGGAGTGTCCTCGTAGCCTTTTGGTGCAAGGATGCCCCGTTCTGCGTCGGTGATGTAAGATTCAAACATGAACACACCATCGAGTTCGGCGTTGTGGTAAGCGTTGACGTTGTGCTGGTTGCCCTGCTTGAAGTACTTCTGCACGATTTTGCGAATCGTTGCCTTGTCAAAGACCACATAATACTCGCCGTAGGTTTCGTCCTTGCGGAAGATGGGCGTGTCGGCAAGCATCAGCGGCCCAGTCAGCACCCGGCGTTCTCCCGTTTCGGCGAAGCGTTGCGGGGTCTTGGCGAAGGCTTGGAAGGGCTTCTCAATGGCAGGCATATCAACAAGGGCCACGAATTGCACGCCTTCATCCACCTCATCCACAGTCATTCGGTAAACAGGAAGTTCCATGCGGGGAGATGTAGGACTTAGCCTAATGTTGCAAATTCGGACAAGCGCCGCACCCTGCTCGTGGTCTGCTGAATATCCCTCTCCACCACATAGGCTCGCATGGGTTGGGTTCCTTGAAGTTGCCCTCCCGATAGTTCGCCTGTTCCGAGATTCGTGGTTTGCGGATTCGTGAAGGTAGGGGCAGGGGTTGACGAAGATGTTCCAGCAGGGGTTGGAGGCGGTGTTCCTGTGCTTGTGGATTTGAACTGCGTCTTTGAGATTGCTGCAACCCTTGCAAGACCTTGGGCGATGGCAATACCAGCAGCAACGGATGCACGAATCGGTGCGGATGGGTCAGGCACAACCATCTGCGACTTGTACGCTCCCTGTGCTGCGGCAAAGGTGTCAATGATGGTCTGCGCTATTCCTGCCGCTTTGTTGATGTTGAATGCTCTCTTTTGCGATTCCTCGCTTTTCCCCGCAAAGGCGTTGGCAAGTTCTCCGATAGCGTTGAACCCATCGCTTGCAAGTTTCACCCTTTGCTCCTCAAGGAATTTCTCGTCCTCAAGCCTTTTCTTTTGGCCTTCGGTTTGACTGTTTGCAAAAGCAGTTCTCCGTGCGCCTTCACGTTGCATTCTCGCAATGTCAGCATCTTCGCTCCTCTTTTGTGCATCCAGTTGTTCCTCATATAGCAAGAGGTTGGTTTGCTCCATGAAGTCGATGAATGCCTTGTTCTCATCCCTCAACTTCTGCAAGCGTTGGCGTTCCGCTTCGGCGGCTTTTTTCCTTGCTTCCTCCCGCTTTTTGTCCGCAGCGATAAGTTTATCGGTGTGTTCCTCGTAGGCGTTGCGATAGCGATTCAGCTGCACCTCTTGGTCTTGCAGGGCTTGTGCTTGCTTGGCCGCTTCCTCCTTCGGGTCGGGTAGGTCGAGGTATCTGCGCACGGCTGCGGTGAGGTCATCCCACTTGGCGATGAGCAACCCAATGGCCGCAACCGCTGCACCAATACCCGTTGCAAGCAGGGCGATTCGGAATGCCCGCATTGCGCCCGTTGCCGTACCCACGGCCAAGGTGTACAGGTTGGTCGCTGCCGTGTTGATTCCCATCATTACCGCCGATTCTTTCTGCAAGAGATTGGCCACCTGCTGGACACCGTTGGCAAGGGCCATGGCTCCCTGTACTTTCAGCATCGCCTTCTGCAAGTCCTCGTTCTCATCGCCGAACAACGCCGCCGCTCCCTGTGCGATTTGAAACCCTGCCGCAATGCCCTGCACCGCTCCCACAAAAGCGTCAATGCGCTTGGTATCCGATGCAAGGTTTTTGACCCGTTGGTTTACGTCTGCAATTTCATCCTTGAGTGACCCCGCCTGTTGCTCAAGGCGTTTGAACGCATCGGTTCCCTGTTGGCCTGCTTCGGCCATGGCAATCAATTCCTTCTGCATTTCACGCAGGCGTTGCTTTGCGCTTTGCGTGCCTGCGCTGGTGCTATCCTTTAGGGATACTTCTAATGCAATCTCTTTAGTTACGTCTGCCATTATTCGCTGGGTTCGGGGTTTACAGGATTGGTTGGTGCTTCGTAATTGGGGTCAGCCGGGTCGCTCGTTATTGGCCCGTTGTAGAGGAACGCAGGGTCATTCGCAATTGGTACGTCGGTAACAGGCACGAAGTCAGCAAGGTTCAGGATGCGGCGTAGCGTTACACGGCACGGCTTCATCTGCCCAACGAGGTAGTCGCGAATCTCCAGCAATCGCCAACGGATGCCACCGTAATAGATGGGCTTGCGGAAGTCGAGTTGGTAGATGTCCACGCTGGAGAGCATCATCGTGAGTTCCAACTGCAAGGCTTCCTTGCTCACGGTTTCATTCACGTAGTTCTTCCAATACTTGTTGAAGAGGTTGTTGTTCGTGTAGTTGATGGTACTGCCGCTTGCGTTTACGGCGTTGTAGTACACCAACCGAGGTATCTCAAAGGCAAGGTCGAAGGTCGGAGCGTAGGGGTTGTCGATGTGACTGACGAAGGGCATCTTTGTTAAATTAACCGCAAGAGGAATCCCTGTTGTGCCTGTAACTCCATATTGGAATCGCCATGGCCTATCAATGGTATTTAGGTTATATTGCGCTATTCTATATCCTGTCTGCAATGGCTTAAGCGTTCCACTTGAAAGAGTGCCTTCTATATCCCAAGTTCTGCCAGCAACAATGTCCGTGCTGAACGACGCAGGAATCAAAGTGCCGCAGGAAGTTTCTACCACCTTGTCACCTTTGCCGTAGAAGTTCTGCGTTGGGAATAGCTTACCACCGTATCCCTCCTTGGCGAGTGGATAAGATTGCTTGTAGGTTTTGGACAAATAGTCGCCCATATCCTTGTACTTGAATATCAGGTTCGTGCTTGCGTTGGGGTCGCCATTGGTTAGAATCTGCTCGGCATTCTCGTCCGCCTTTTGCGACCAATCCACAGCACCGCTTGCGTAGAAGTCCACCCAAGGTTCGATGTACAGCAGTTTCGGGTCTTGGGAATCCGCCATGATGTGCAGGTTAAACATCTTCTGCAGGTCTTGAAGGAGGTCGCCTTGCTTTACGTCAGCAGGCAGGGCGGTGCGCATATCTACCACACCAATGCTTACAGGATTTTCGAGGCAAGTGAACTGAACAGTACCACCTGAATTAAACCTTACCAACGTTGCGCCTTCAGTTTCATCGTATCTAAACTTTACCACAGCGTTGGCAGGAATGGTCACATTCTCAAAAAGGATGCTACCTGAAAACGGATAGCTTGAACGAGTAAGGTCAACCGTACCTATTTGCGCAATAGTTGAACTTGTAGCGGTGTTGTAAATATCAAAGTCACCTCCAGCAATACCGTCAAGGCCAAAGGTCACTCCACTGACAATATAATTTAGCTGAATGTTCCATCGGGTAGGAACCGTTGGAGCAAGAAACGTGCTGGAAGATGCAACCCAATAACTTGGGCGGTCGTAATAAGGATTAACATTATCACGGCTAAACTCGAGGTTTGCGATAGTTGTAAGTGATGCGCTGACTGAGCCTGTTGCTTGCGCAAAGATGTTGCTCCCAGAAAGATTGGACGTTAGTGTTCCCGCCGCATAGGGCAGCACCAACTTGCCGAAGGTTGCGGAATTGAAGAAGTTGCTTGAGTACCTATACCCCGCCTCGGTGAAGATTAAATCGACCATCTTCTTGACGTAGATGCTTGGCCCAAGCCTCCACCAAGGAGCCACAAATTCGCCTCTTGTCAAGTCGCTGAATCCCGCCGCATCCACCACCCCATAGACGTAACCACTGCTTGCGCTCCCCGATGCCGTCCATGTTCCCGAAACGTGGCCACTCGTTGGCGTGTGGTTCATCCCTGTAACCCCTGCCGTGTTGACGAGCAGATTCCCCTCGATAGCTTGGTATAATCCCACGTCATCCGTGAACAGGCCGACCTCGTACGTTACCTTGCCCCTCGTCTTGGCCATCGATAGCAGTTGCAGCACTCCCGAAAAGACCTGCACCCCATCCTCCCACATTGCGGCACGAATCTTCTTGTTCGGCGTAAAGCCGCCCACGAAGGATTGAATGTTGTAGGCAAAGCCAAAGCATCGCTCGTTGGTCGGCGTGTTCGGCAGGGTGATGGTCTTGCTGAACGACCCCCTGCGCTTGGTTACGTCCTCAATGTCGCTGATGCTGTAGGTAATTGCGACGTCCGTGCCGCCCATGGTGTCCAGCACATAGGGCACTTCGACGTTGTTATCGTTCAACGGGTAAGCAATCAGCGTGACACTCATAGGATGTTGTTCTTGTAGGCCACCGCTATCTCAATCTGCAACTGCTGGAGTTGGTCGTTCCGTCTGGTTACAAACTGGTAACTATTGGCGTTGACCACCGCTTCCACGAGTTGGCCGTCAAGTTCGAGCCATACCTGCCCCGAGCGAACCAACTCGATGAGCCACTCGCTTTCCGCATCGGTCAGCCAATCGCTATTCAAAGCGTACACGTAGTCAAACGACCCTGCCCAAACTTTGTCGTAGGTAAGGGTAGCGTAAACGTCCGAGTTGTAGCCGAAGGTATCTCGCTGCACGTTCGCTCGCTTGCGGTTCTTTAGGGTAAAGGTGTATGAATCAATCCCGCCGTATTTGTTGATGAAATGCACAGGTTGCGAGTTGAACCGCTGGCATGGCCCGATGCTATAGGTGTAGTAAACCGAGAAATTACCTGCGCCTGAATCCTCAAAAGCGATGGTGTACGATGACCCCTCTGCCGTTGGGAATCCCACCGACCCTGCCTGACCGTCCGAGCATTGCCCTGACGTAAGTGCCTTGAGGTTCATCGGTCCTGCGCCAAAGCGAGCGATTGACCCGCTGACGGATGCAGGAATGTTGACAGTAAAAGTGCGGGTTGGGTAGGCGATTTCCGCTCGGTCAAACGGCGTTCCCGACTGCCCTATGCAGAGGAATCCGTAATCCGAGCCGTACACCGTGCGAGTTGTAGGAGTGGTCAATGCCCTGCTGACGCCATCAAAAATGAATGAGTTGAAGTAAACTCCTCCACTCCAATCAGCCAATTCCAACTGCTCCAAGTTGCCTGCAAAAGTGATATTCCCCGTCACGTTCGTAGTCGTTCCTGTCTGCACGACAGGCGTACTGCCGTACTCTTCCATGAAGGTCAGCCTGTACCCCGAATAGAACCCCGAATGGTCAGCAAAGCCCGCCTGCGTCAGCGTTGGTGCTTGCGGTGCGATAAGCGTTTCAACCACCCTGCTCACGTCAAAGAAACCGTAGTTGGTGGTCGGCAATTTGTCGCACTTGAGCCGTGCCAGCGTGGTCGTGCCTGCTGCGTCCTTGACATCGCAGACATAGCGGTAGTTGGTCGCACTTGTCAGCGAGCCGCTCACCTTAAAGAGCATTTTGTTGTACACTGGTGTGGCCGCTTGGGGCGACCCTGATAGGACGGATATTGCCATATTATCGGACTGTTGCTACGCTGATGGATTTGCCGAGGACTTCGGCGATGTTTTCGGTTAGCACATCCACCATTTCCTTGGTGGCTGCGTTGCTCATGAAGTTGGTGGCCCGTAAGCCTTCCCTCCGAATCTTATTGGCGATGTTGATGGCAAAGGAACGGTTGGCGGCAATCTTATCTCTGCCCTGCAAAGGGATGCTTTTGAAGGCAATCCATTCTTGGATGGGTCGGATAGGTGGCCGCTTATCCCTGTACTGAAACGGACTGTTCGGCGCACGACTGCTGCTTTTCGCACCTTTGACACCAAGGTCCACGAACTTCCAGTAGTCGTTGGCTACGATAGCAACCACGAAGGAAGTGTCGGTCAGGCTTATTGGTTCAAAGTCAATGCTCGCCGATAGGGAATCGCTTGCAATGGCCCCTGAATTTGCGAGGTTCTGCTTGGCCAATTTAATGACCCCGTCCAACCATTTCTTGACTATTGCGTAAGACTTATTGTCAATCGCCCCCTCTTCGAGGTTAACCCCGAAATCGGGCAACGCTTGCCTCTGCAAGTCGGTCAGTTTCTTGCCTGACCCGCCGACAAATACATCAAACTCCATGCTGGTAAATGTAACCCGGTCAGCAAAGTGTCCTACCGCCGCCTCATCCGCTCTGCCTCTTGCCGTTCGGCCTCCAAGATGTCGTGAATGAGCAGCGCATAGTTCAGGAACTCCACGGCCTTCATTGCAAAGATTGCGTCAAATTTCAGCACATCCTTGTTGGCCATCCTCCAAACCACCATCAGCCAACCGTAGCCAGCGAGCGGGTTCGTTACTGGCCCTGCACCTTCTTCGTCAGGTGCTTGGAATAGTCGCTCAAAATTTGCAAGTAACTCTCGGAACTTAGCAAAAAAAAACTAACGACCCCCCATACATCGCCAATCTTGGCGTGCTTCTTCATGAGTTCAGCCCTCTCGGCATGAGCCGCCCCGTCATACTTCTTGGGAAACCACCCAAGCCAAGCGGCCTCCCTGCACAGGGTTGCCATGATGCGGTGAAGGTTCTGCACCAGTTGGCGCTCGTCCGTGGTGTTCATATCCATGAGGTCAATCAACTGCCCTGCGGTAAGTTCATCCGTGAACACAGTCGGAATCCACCACTTGCCCCCGGCTTTGAACTTGCGCTTGTAGGCGAGTGCAGGCAGTTCGTTCCACTCCTTGATGATGGCCTTGTAGCGTTTAGTAAGCGAAGCGGCAGGCATATCCCTGACAATGGCGACATCCACTCCCTCCACAATCGCAACCACGCCCAATCGCTTGTCTGCGTCGTTGAGGGCAGGGGACAGTTCCAAGGCGGCAATCCGCTGGAATTGGTCGATGGTCAGGTCTTGGAGTTTCATGCTGGGTAGTTTGTGTAATATCCGTAAATCGCATCCCCAACGATTAGGTTCAGTTCGGGGTATCTTGACGCAACGATTTCAGGGGTCAGGTCGGGTTGGTAGTGCGTTTCGTGAACATTCCCTTCCCATACTCCCTGCTCGTAAAGGTAAGGCACGGCAATCATCGCTCTTTTGCTTCCGATTCGGTTCAGTAAATCCCTTGCATCCTTGAGGTTGAGATGCTCAAAGACATCGCCAAGAATCAGGTAGGTGTAAGGCGTGATATCAAAATCCCGAATGTCTGCAATAAAGAGTTCCTTGTATTTGGCACGAAGGTCAAAGCGTTGGACATACGGCTCGTAAATCTCCACGCCATCCATAGGGATTTCAGGAAGCAGTTGAGCGTATGTTCCGCATCCCACACCCACGTCAAGGACACGGTCATCTGGGCGTAGGACTGAACGAATATGCTCGGCGATTCGGTTTTTGTAGAATGGATGCGAAAACGGCATGGTCAAAATACGTTGAGGCCATCCGCAATCTTCTTGGCGGTGCTGGCGTGGTTGGCTTTGTCGAGGTACTGCCTGAACTCCCAATCGGCGTTCATGTCCTCCTTGGTGATGTAGTACGGCAAGTGCCTGACCTCGTAAGGTGAGACCATCCTTGCACCGCTGATGCAGACACGTTGGTAATGCTCGTGATGGTAGAAGGCGAAGGTTGTGTCCACGGGTGCAAGTTGCAGGCCGTTCCAAATTGGTTGCTTCTTGTATCGCAGTTCCGCTTGTTGGAAGAACAGGGCATCGGCAGGAACGTCATCCGTGCGAATACCAAGGCCAATCTTATCCCTAACCGTGAACTTGACCCCATTGAACGGGTCGCCTTCCTCCTGCTCGTACATATACGTCTTGACAGGCAGGTCGTACCAAGCCTCACGCATCCGCAGAAGCGTGTCATCGGGCAGAGCGGAAAGGTCAAGGTCGGGGTCGGTAACGATGTAGTCAGGGTAACCCATTTGAAATAACTGCATCGGGATTTGAGCCTGCCATGCAACGAGGTGGCCGTAATTGCCTCCCGTATGAATTACGCCAACGTCATTTGCTTCAAGTTTCAGTTGCTCGTACCATTCCAGCGTAGGAGCGTAGGTTGAGCCGTTGTCCATGATGAGAATCGGCCCGACATCCTGCATCCGCTTCAAGTGCTTGACCATTGCCTTTGGCCAAGAGTAAAGATTGAAGTTGGTGATGATGACGGGTATCTTGGCCATGGCTAAAACGTGATGATAAACTTATCGGGTGCAGGCCACCCCTTGCATGAATTGTACACGGTCATCCCCTCGGCCTTGCCTATCCAATGCTCTGCCTGCCATCGGTGTTCTCTCACGGGTTCGCCAAGTTTGCGGATATGCGATGACTTGGCCCACCAAAACGTGCCAGCAAAGTAGGGGTAGCCATCGGGGTTGTTGTGGTCGGCGATTTGCGGAAATTCCTCCTTGGTCAGCCAATAGGCTCCCACCGCATCCACGTTCTGCAGTTCGGCAAGACACCGCTCCCATGCAACCACGTTGAAGAAAATCATAGACCTGCACCAAAGTTGGTTTATCAGGCTTGGGTCGCTGCTGCCCTTGGTATGAGCGTAGAGGTAGGCCGCATCCTCCTCTTGGCTTGCTTTGTACATCTCGGTGAGGGTTGCCTGCTCCCATGCGTTGGTGCGAGTAACGACAACCTTTACCTTGTCTTTTATGAGGGAATTGTCAAGGATTTCCTTGACCGCTTTGCGCTGGTCAGGCGGCCCAACGATGCCCACCCGAATCTCGTCCAATCGTTCTATCAAGCCGTAGTTGCACAGGGCCATCATGTGCTGGTTGAGAATGAGTTGCCATTGGCCTCCCCCTCCGCAGTAGATGTGATAGTAGTGGATGAGTTTCATGGGAGCGGGTTCAGTCAAGTCAAGGCCGATGACAGGGCGGTTGAGTTTCATACCAGTATAGCAAAGATTGCAAAAATCAAGACCAATAGCAGGGCGAATCTGCCAAAAATCAAAAGCGTGTCAAGGATGCGTTCGGGGTTCATGCCCCAAAGTTACACCACAACATACTTACCTGCATTACTAACCCTCAATTTGTTAAGGGCCACATACCGCATCGCATCGCAGGCGTGGTTGAACGAGTCAATCGGGACCCCCGTGTTCTTGCCCTCCTTGTCGGTCGCCCAAGTGTAGGAGCGCAGTTCCTTGATGAGGTTGGTGGAGTCCTTGGTTACCTGCAATTTAAAGCGTTTCAGGATGTCGATGCCGTTCCTGACCGAATCGGGACCTTTTTCAGCAGGTTTGATGTTGAATCCAAGTCGGTAGATTTCCTCGATGCTCTTCGGTTCTGCTGAATCCGCCACTATCTCCCAAGCCCGGGTAATCCCCAGCGACCGCAGTTTGTCTGCGATGTCTTGGTTGGTGAGGCCCGTAGCGTAGAGCAGTTCTTGGATGAGCAGACAATCCCCTTGGCGGTAGATAGCGACCAATGCCGTAGGGTCGTTGCTGAAGCCCCAGTCAAGCCCAAGGGCGACGAATTTCGCACGGCTGACATCGATACCCTCCACGACCTCGAAGTCCTCGTATATCGCGCCCTGAAGCGTTCCAACCTGACCCATGCCGTACACCTTCCACCAATTCGCCCAATAGGCGGAGGTTTCGGCTTTGGCTCGGTTTAGTTCAATATCGTTTCGAATCGTATCAGGCAGGGCCTCGTTGTCTTGGTAGGTAAGAATCAGGAACTCCGCATCGGTTTCGGGCAGGACTTCGGTGTGCGCCCAGAACTCATGCGTGGGGTTGAAGTCGATGAATATCTCCTGTGATGTACGGATTGCAAGCTGGTAGTACGAATCAAAGTCGATGTTGTTGGCCTCGTTGATGTAGAGGATTTGCCGCCTTGCTCCACGAAGGCGAGCCTCGGAATCAGCCGAAAAGAACTCAATGGTTGAACCGTTAGCGAAGTTGTACTGCAGGAGGGTCTTGTTCCATCGGTCAGGAACCCACCTGTGTGTCCATTGCATGATTTTGGCGAAGTCCTTGATGGCTCCCCTGCGTAGGTGAGGCACGGATTCGCTGACTACCGAAATCTCGGACTTGGGATGCTTTGCCGCATGGTCAATCAGCACCGCAAGGATGCCGAAGGTCTTGGACGCAGACGTGCCGCCTTGGATGACCTTCTTCCGGGCCTGCATGGCCCGAATCTTCTTGATTGCCGTGGTGTACTTAAACTCCATCCCCGAACAGGGGTTGCTCGATGTGAACCGTATTCTCCTGCTTATCCACCAAGTTGTTGAGGCGTTGCGTGATGGATGGGTTGTAGAACGAAAGCAGGCCGCCGATGATTTGGTCTTCCCTTATCTCTTCCCGAATCGCACGGCAGATACCACCGAACTCCTCGTAATAACCCTCTTTGTTCTCAAAATAGTGCTGAACCTCCCCGTAATTATTGCGACAAAACCGCTTGAATCCCTCAAGGGTTAGCGGCACTTTGCAGGCATCTTCCTTCTTTAACCCGTCCTTGCCGACATACTGCACCCGCTTCCATTGTTCGCCTTGAGCCTTGACATCCTCCTTGAATGCGGCCCATGCTTTCCCAAGGTCTTCGGGGGTTTTGAATATCCTCGTTGGGTGCATTAGTATTCGATTTTATCAATCAGTGCGTCAATCTTGTCCACGATTTTCATCTTCACTGCAAAAGCGTTGGGCGAGTTGGATTCATCCACAGCACCAATGCAGTCGCAGAGGGTGGTTATCACCATCATCAGCGAATCCATGCGGGCTTGCACCTGCTCGTCACTGCTGGGCGTTTTAATCGAGTTCGCCAAGTTCCCGAAGTTTGTTTCTGCTCCATCCCAATGCAGCCTTGCCACCCCAAAGAAGGTATGAGATGTAGCCGCAGTCGCTGCTGGAATCGGCGTTGTCGTAGTACGTTTCTGCCCGGCTGAGGTAAGAGTGCATACGTTTGATGGTAGCGAGTGAGATGGCCTCGCCATCTGCAAGCTGCTGCGCCCTGACCTTGCCAGTTTGGGTAGCACACTTGTTGCCGTTGCGCTCGTTGAGTTCGATACCTCGCTTTGCGTTGTTCCTGACACCTTCTCCGTAGTCGGCATAGGATTCAAAGGCCTGCCGCTTGTGATTAGCGTATAGGTTGCCGCATACTGCCAGCCTTTGCTGTGCATCGGGGAACTCTGCTCTGGTCTTGGAATCGGACATACAACGACCGAGGAATTGGTCGCTGCTCTCATTGCTTTGAGGAACTGGTAAGGGCATGGGTAACGGTCTGCTGATTTTCTTGGGCGAAGGTGTCCGCCTGTTCGTAAATGTAGGAGAGGGCAGATTTTACGCAGTCGGCACACCACCAATTCGTGTTGGGTCTGCCATGAGCCACGAGGATAGCCTGCAGGTCGCCAACGGCTTCGGGGGATAGTCGCATGAACAGGGATGCTTGGTACTGCTCCCAATAGTGGCGGTGCTTGGTTGCGAGGATGTACTCGTCTTGGGTCATCGGTTGGTCAGTTGCAGGATGACAACGGTAAGCCCTGCCGAGGCGAGGCCGTACACAGGCGCAAGCATCCAATCGCAGGTCAGCAGGGTCAGGCAAGCCCCGAGCCAAAACGAGAGGCAGGTGATGCAGCTGAACGGCTTGTGCCTGCCGAGCCAAGTGCGATACCACCAAGCGGGCAAGACGTGGTACTCGGCAATGGCAAGGGCGGCGAGGCTACTGACGAGCAGCGGGAATATCAGTACGTCCATGGGTTTTAAGGATTGCTGCTTTGATTTTGGCCTTGGCTTGCTCGATGGAATATATCACCGAGCGGTAGGGAATGCCCGTTTCACGGCTTAGTTTCTTCATATTCCCCGTGGCCATGTGGAGTTTTAGCAGTTCCTTGTCGTAGGGGAATGCTCCCTCCTTGGCCCACGAATCCATCTCCGCTTCGGCGATGGCCCACATATCGTCCACGAGGGAACTGTACTCTTCGTGGGTCATATCAGCATTTGGGTTTATTTCTTCGGTGGTGTCGTGGTGGCGGTACTTCTGCGCAAACTGGTTGTTCTTGCCTCGGTACAGGTTCAGTAGCAAGCGGACAACGTAAAACTTGAAGTACCCCTGCCCATGGATTTGCAGGATTTTGTCGGGGTCTTTCTCCAATAGGATTAACACGCACTCCTGTTCCAAATCCCGCCAAAGCGGGTCGCCTCCTGTGATGGTGATGCAGGCCTTGCGAATCTCTCCGCTTCGGTGGAGGTCGAGGATTATTTGTTCCGCTGACGCCATGCACAAAGGTATGCAAAAAAAAGGGCCAGCAATTACGCTGACCCTTGGCCGAATCTCACGGTCTTGCCTCTTATCGGGGTGCTGACCGACTACCTAAGTAGCACTTAATTAGAAATATAGCCTCCGTAAAGATGTAGCAGGTAATCCTGCGCATTGTGTAAAACTTGCCTACGGATGTACTTGATTTCAGGCATCGCAATCATGTCCTGCTCGTAGGATTTTTTGTTTTTGATGAGCGTGGAATGAGTTCGCCCGATAACTACCCCGATTTCGTGGTATTTGAATAGGAAGTCGTTGTAGGCGATGTCGGTGACGATGTTGCGGGCAAGCACGTTCTCCCGCCTGCGATTGGCCGAGCAGATAGCACTTGGCGTGGTGTTGAAGATTTTGGCTACTTCCTGCACCATGTGGTGAATTACGCTGGTGGTCATGGCTTTGGGGGGGTTGGGTACATCCAATGAGTAACTTCATGCACCCACCATACATCGCCGTGGATGTTGGTGAATGTCGGCGTAGGGTTATCCCTAAGCCATGCCACGGCGTAGTTGCCATCGAGCAGGGCGATAAACACCTCCTCCATAAAGTCGGGCATGGTTTGCTTGGTCAGGCGTGTCCATTCCATGGTTATTCGTTTAGCAGGTTTTCTATCTTTTGTATTCTCTCTCCAATCCACCGCATCACAGGCACGGCCATTGAATTACCGCAAGCCTTGTACCTTGGCCCATCGGGGCATTGGTCGGCTTCCTTGTTGCGGTATGGAATCTTTGTCCAGTCATCGGGGAATCCTTGTAGGCGTTCGCATTCCTTTGGGGTCAGCCTTCGGATAGCCATAGGGGTTACATAATTATCTGAACCCGAATTAGAAGCTGTCAATGTTGGACTTGGAAAAGTTGAATCATAGATTCTATTTGTTGAATCATATTTGTTTTCTTCAATTATGAATTCAGTTATAGATTGGTCAAATATATTTGTTTCAATATGCAGTATTTCTTTTAATTGAAACCAATGCTCGGCACTTGGAATTGCGAATGAATCATCCTGTCTAAACCAATGCTCAATTTTTGTTTTGGGTAAATTCAGCAATTCCGATATTTTATTATTACTGATGTTTTTATGCTTTTTAAGACACCTTTTTAATGAATCAGTATCAACAGGATACTTTCTGACCAAAACATCTTTCTTGATTTCGTAAAAGGATTTTCTAAAATCAATTGAGTGCATCACCGCAGGGGTTTGACATCGTTGCAACTGCGTCTTTTCTTGCAGATTCATTCCTCTCATATCTCCACCTGATTGCCAATCAAAAGCCATCGGTTGCAACACGGCTCCAATATGCTCGGTGTCGGATTGTGAGCGAATGGTTTGCGTGGTGTGGTCGTTGGTGGTGTAATTGTAGGTGTCCACGGCTATCGGTTGCCCAACCAAATGGTCAGTTTCATTATATGGAGCCCATCCCGATGAACCCTGCATTTTTGCGGTTAATGTTGGGCAAGGCTCTTTGAAGGCTATCGGTTGGGCAATCGCTATGCCACCTTGATTCTTTGAAGGTTCAGGCGTTGTGGTGTCTAAGGTTTTAGCCACATCAACCGCTCTGCATCCGCTATTGGGATTGGATGATTTCATTGAGTTGGATGACAATGCATCAAACGAATAGGCTATCGGTTGGGCAACTGCGTGTGGCCCTTTCGCAACCAACGATGACATCGTTTCCCCTTCCTCAATCCTCGGCTCGTATTGTGCGTTCTCACCTTGGTTGAATGCCGCTCGGTCAATGATTACATTGAAACCATCTGCTCGGCTGTAATCATCACAAGTTGTTTGAAGGGTAGCTGCTATTTCGGATTGTTGGTTTCCTGCAAAGCTTGTTGCTCCAACGCTTCCTTCAGCATTGGCGGTAACTTCTTCCCTCTTTTTTCTGCTCGGTTTAGTATTCCCTTGCAGGCTTTCTCGCTCAAATAGAACCGCTGCGGCAACTCTCCAATCTCCAAGGTATCCGACAACAAACACTCTTCTACGTCTTTGGGCGACTCCGAAGTGTTGAGCGTCAAGAACTCGGTAGGCGAACCCATACCCGAGTTCCCCCAACGCCCCGAGGAAGGTTCCAAAATCTTTTCCTCCGTTAGATGACAAGACCCCTGGAACATTTTCCCACACGACCCACTTGGGCTTGAATTTATCAGCGATTGAAAGAAAGGTAAGCATGAGGTTTCCTCGTGGGTCAGCAAGACCTTTGCGAAGTCCTGCAACGGAGAAGGATTGGCAAGGGGTTCCCCCCACGAGAAGGTCAATTGGTCGTTCATCTGCGATTGGGTTTTGGTTAATGGTTGTCATGTCGCCAAGGTTAGGGACATGAGGAAAACGATACTTTAGGACTTCGGAAGGGAATTGCTCGATTTCGGAGAACCATTGCGGTTGCCATCCGAGGTCGTGCCAAGCAACCGAGGCTGCCTCGATGCCTGAACATACGGAACCGTACCTCATGCCTTTTTAGCGTTAAGGACGTGGCCAAGCAATACCCAGTTCACCCGCCACGGGCTGATGGTTTCGGCATGGTCGGGGGTGAGGCAAGTAGCACAAGCCTTGCGGATGTGCATTTGCCATCTTCGGAAATCGGTGGGGGTTGGTTTCATGGGTTTAGGGTTTAGTAATGCGAAGATATACACAAATTAGGAACATTCATCCAACATCCGTTGGAAATCCTCAACGCTTCGGATGACTACATACCTGTAGCCAACTGCCTCCACGACCCCCTGCCACCACTTTTGGGAGAGGGATTGCTTACCCTTTGGGGTTTTAAACTCAAGAAACACCGCACCCTTGGGCGATAGGTAGGTCATGTCAGCAACGCCAGCCGTCAGGCCAATGTTTTTAAGGAAGTAACCGTTGGAACGGCTTCGGGGGTTGTTGTGGTTCAGGAATAGCAGACCCTGCTCGTTAGGTCGGAGCATTGCAAATAGCTTAACGCAGGCAGCCTGAAGGTTGTATTCTTCCATCATATTTTAGGGGGTGGAAATTCGTTGGCTTTGGTGAATGGTAGGTGGCACTGGATGTCAGCGGTACCAAGGGAACCATTGCGATTCTTGCGGACAATGACTTCCATAAGGTCGGCTTCCTTGCTCTTGTCATGCTCGTATGGTCGATAAACAAAAGCGATTTTGTCGGCATCAAACTCAAGTTGCCCTGTTTCCCGAAGGTCGCTCATGATAGGGCGATGGTCTGCCCTGCCTTCGGTTGCACGGGATAGCGAAGAAACCACAACCCCGAACACCTTCTGCCTCTTGCAGATGGTTTTCAATGTCTTGCTGATGTTGGTCATCTGCTCGATTTTAGGTTTCGGCTTGTCCATCTTGGTTGGCTCAATGAGTTGCAGGTAGTCGAGATAAAATCCGCAAACGCCGTACTTGGTTTTGAGTTTGGCGATTTCGCCTTCAATGCGGTCGAGGTTGGCTTGGTGCAGGTCAACGATATACAGCGGCTTTGACTTAAGGAGGTCAGCCTTTTTCCCCAAGTCGAGAAATTGGTCGGAGGTGATTCGCTCGGTGGGGTTGAGGAAGTGCGACCCATCCATCTCCGCAAGGTTAGAAAGCATCCGTTGGCTTAACTGGTCGGCACTCATCTCCATCGTGAAAAACACCACAGGAATGTCAGCCATCGCTTGGTTCATGGCTATTTGCAGGGCAAGCAAGGTCTTACCCATCGCAGGGCGACCGCCCAGCAAAACGAACTCGGATGGCTTAAATCCTGTGAGCATACGGTCAAGCGGGCTGATGAAGGTGGGGTAAACCGAATCCTTGCGTCTGCCCTCCCTCACCTCGTTCATGTTCAGCAGGTACTCCTTGGCGAGTTCGTGTGCGGTTGTTTCCGATGCGTTTGTTTCCACGGCTTGCATGGCTTGGTAGCGTGCAAAAGCTCTTGGGATGTCACGGTCAGCCGCAAGGTCGTCCATGATTTGCTGTTCCTCCCTTGCCTTCCACGCTTGGTTCAGGTCAGCGGCGTAGGTCTTCCAGTCCGAGGTGATAGTAATCCCATCGGCAAAGAATCCAAGGTCGAGGGTTACAAAGGCTTGATTGTTTTCAACCAGGTATTGGTGGAGGGTAACCAAGTCAACGGGTCGCTCCGCTCGGTGCAAGGCTTCGATGGCTCGGTATATGAACACGTTGTTTCCCGTGAACAGGCGTTCAGGGATTTGCATGAGGAAGGATGCTCGGTCAATGAAGGCATCCATCAGGCAGGACAAAAGCCTGCGTTCAGCGGTAGCGTGGTAGGTCTGCATCTTCGGATTGGTTTAGTAGTGGTCTTGCAAAGGTATTGGTGCGGACGATTGCCTCGTCTTCCCAACGAGCTTGATTGATGTAAGTTGCTGCATGGGGAACGAACTGAACCTCGGTGTTGGCGTAGAGCCTTGCGATATTGGCGATGGCCTTCTGCTGATTCTCATCGGATAGCTTGGCGAAGGCTTTGGATGCTAATTGCTTGGAGGTTTTGCGTGGATACAACGCCCAAAATTGGTCAAAAATCACACAATCTTTCTTCTCCCTCTTCTCTTCTCTCCTCTTCTCTTCTCTATTGAACACAGGTTCAACATAGGTTGAAGGTAGGTTCAACATAGGTTCAACCTTAGTTGGATTTTCTTCAACCTTAGTTGCCCTCCTTTCGGCACTCCTTTTGCCTGCTTCGGACATCTTGGTACGGTGCAGGTTTGCGTCTTCCCATTGAATGTCAAGGAATTTAATGAACACGGACGTTCCGTTGGTTTCAACAAGATGAACCGCAAGTAACCGTTGCAGATGCCCATCGGCTTCCAGTTCTGCGTGTTCAATTGACATCTCGCATTCAGCGTTCCAATAGACGCAACAAAGTCGGATGAAGGCCACCTGCACCTCGGCGGGTTGCCGTGAGATTCGACCCATCATCCAATCGGCTGGGCAGAACTTAAACCATGATATTTGCTTCATGAGTAAAAAAAAAGCCCCAACTGGTAGAGGCAGTCGGGGCAGGGTTAGACGGTACCCTTTTTCTAAACGATTTGCTGACCTCTACTTCAGCAAATCGCCTTTATTACAAATGTAAACTTCGGGCAAATTTACACTAAAACGGCAGGTCATCGCCATCTTTTTGTGGAGATGGTGCAGATTGCTGCTGGTCTTGAATTGGCTCGACCTTGCCTGACAAGAACTTCCTGCCTCCATTGGATGATTCCCGAATCCATGCGGAGAGCCGCATCTTGGTTCCATCGGGCATGATGATGTCGCCCTTGTAGTCAGGACGCTTGGGATTGTCGCCCTTGTCGTTGGCGAACAGGCTGAAGGTGTTGGGTTGGGGGATGTAGTTACTCATGGTTTTTGGGTTGGGGTTTAAGTAATTGAAAAAATCTTTAATGGGTACTAAATATCCGTTAGAGGTATAATCATCGCCTCCTGATACTATTCGATAGGATTCCATAAATGTAGTAATCCATGAAGTTGGAGCAATTAATAGTATTGGGTCAATTTTGAAAATATACCAGTCCGACTTTGTTGTAAGTATACCGCTTTTTTTGCCTCGACTTTCAAATTCTATAAATACATTCCCTGTTTCTACGGTTTGATAATCATGCTTTATTTCAATAGCATCCGATTGACCTACAAGAGATTTCCCCAATTCGTGTAAAAAATCAGTAACAGCTTGCTCATGTTCAATCTCCTTATTTAACGCTATGTCAAAACGGTTGTCTTTACCTTTTTCCATTAACTATTCGTTTGGGTCTTTGATTGGAATTAGGTGCTGTAAGTCGTTGTTTTTCTTCGGGTCAAACCAGTAATGGCAACGGTGCGAATATAGGTGGCCCGTGGCTCTTAAGTCGTTGAGGATGCGATAAACCACACGAATCTGGACGTTGAGTGCCTTAGCTAATTCGGTGGCCCTGTAGGGCTTATCCATCAGCAGTAGGGTGGCGTTTAATCCTGCCACCCTGCCGATGAGTTGCACGCCTCGCTCTTTCTTTAGGTGCGCTGGCTTCGTCATCACTTGAAGGTTACAGAGATGGACGGCTTAGTTCCCTTGGCAGGGCAAACAGGAACGACCTCGCCTGTGGCTTCGTCAATCACGGTCATCTTGCCTGCATTGCGGAAAGCCATCTTCAACTGCTCCTCTCGCCCTTTCATGCTTGCTTGCAGGTCGCTCCATACTTGGTCATGGGTGTAGTCAGGGGTCATTGCCCCCTCCTTGAGTTGGATGTCAGCACCGAATGCGGAGAAGGTTCTGCCGTTCTTTTCGGCTTCGTCACGCACGGCATCCTCGGTGGCTTTGAGGACTTGCTCAACGGCCTTGATTACAGCTTTTAGGCGAACGTGTGCGGCTACTGGATTAACCTCGCCCTCCAGTATGCGGAGGGTGAGGGCGGCGGCGATGTCGGCGATTTCAGCCTTGCTGATGTCGCTCTTGGGGATTGTGACGAGGTGGCTCATGGCATTGTGGTGGTTTCTTGAGATAGGAAAAGTTCGTGGAAGGTGTGGATTTTGAAGTTCCAAAGGTGGTGAGGAAGGTGTGCTGAAAACCAAAGCATATCGCCGCAAGTCAAATCAAAGTGCGATTTATGGCTTTGCAGTATGCTAATAATCCTCTCGCCAAAGCTGGGGTTCTTTTCCTTAATGTCGATGATTGCCTTGAACACATCGGCATTGCATTGTTCGAGCAGGGTCATGGCTTTTTGAATTTAGCGATTTGGTCTTGGAGGAATTTGATGCCTTTCTCATACCGTGCAGGGGTCATGCCCTTGTGGTCGGAATACTTGAACCGCTGGTCTTCGGGCAGTTGCTCAACGAGGCGCATGAAGTCAGCCTTTAGGGTTGCCATGTCGAGGTCGGAGTAAGTCGAAACCAAGCCAAGGCGGTCGGTCAGGTCATCCATATTTGCCTGCTGGGCGATAGCCATGGATACCTCGTTGGCTGATGCGATGGATGTTTCGATGCCGATTCCCAAGGCCGCAAGGCAGCGACCGAAGGCAGATGTTTCGCAGTTCTCAACATAACTTGTCTTGTTAATGATGCTACTGGTACGGTCTTCGTGTGCGTGTCCTGTTGCCCTGATGCGGCCTTCGGCATCACGGATGACGGCACGAATGCAGCAGCGGTCGGGTTGCAGGTCAACGAGTTCGGATTCGATGCTCCAATCGGCGTAGGCTTTCTCGTTGCGGAAGTACAGGAGGCGTTGGTTGACCTCCACATAGTCCTTCCCTTTGATGTTGGTGGTTTTAAATTTGTGCATTGTTTGGTGGTTTAGAGGGTTACAAAATAATAGTCGTTGACAATTTCATCGTGGTCATTCGTTTCAATGACTTGGGTGTACTCTTCGTGATAATTTGCGTCCCAGTTGTAGGGAAAATAGTGCTTAGCATTGGCCATAGCCTCTTGCAGGGAGTTGCAGGGAGGGAACTGCTCGCTGGCTTTGCTATACTGCGACCAGTTGATGAGAGTGAATTTGTGCATGGTTTTTGGTTTAGAGGGTTTTGAGATAGGTGATAAGGAAGCGGATAAAAATCCAATAAAAGCCGCCAGCGATGGCAAGCATGGTGATGCAGTGCATGACTGCGTCAAAGATGCGTTCAATCTTGTTCATGGTTTTGGGTTTAGTGTCCGACAAAATTAATACGGCTTTTTCCTTTTGCGACCTCTTGCGTCAAATTTTTTTTTATTTTTTTTTATGAGCCTACACCCGAAGCGGTATAAATTCCCAATTTTCGGCATAAATGGCATTAATTTTGCGGCATGACCTACTACTCCACAAGACCTGCAGAAGCCCTTACCAACGCATTGGAGCGGCTCATGATTTCGATTTCCAACGCCGAACTTGAGCAGAACCACGTTGCCCTGTGCGAATACCGCCGAGCCTGCGACCTGTTGGGCTACGACCCGAAGATGACCCAATGGCACAACGTCAAGGAAGTCCATGCGTCAGGACTGCCCAACGATGACCCCCACACGATTGACTACTATCCCCTCCTTAACCCCGAAGAATGAGACAAATAACCCACCTCGTTGTGCATTGCACGGCCACCCCGAAGAATGCCACCATCGCGTCCATCCGTAGATATTGGAAGGAAGCCCTTGGCTGGAAGTCCGTGGGCTATCATAAGATAATCGAGGCGAACGGAAACATTGTGCAACTGGCGCCCGATTCGGCCATCACCAACGGAGTGCAGGGCCACAACTCAACGAGCCTGCACGTGTGCTACATCGGAGGCAAGGATGAGGATGACCGCACTATCAGCCAAAGGCAAGCCATTGCGGCGGTGTTGCTCGGTTGGTTGCAGAAGTACCCCACGGCTCGGATATGCGGACACAGGGATTTCGCAGGGGTGACCAAGGACTGCCCTCGCTTTAGTGCAGAGAAGGAGTACGGTTACCTCTACCTCACGGCAGCGGGAAAGCCTCCGCAGGTGTAGTTTTTATGGAAAATAATCCCTGTTTTTGGGCGTATAGTGGAGAATTTATTCCCCAATCCCATCGAAATCGAGGGGTTAGTACAACCTATCCGCAGGGGTGAACGTGGCGTGGAGTTGCACCTCTGGGCCTCGATTATCCTTGCTGCCGTTCCTGCTCGTTTCCAGCTTCATCCAATATCCACCAAGAGGCTTCGGGCCTCGGCCTCGTTCAGTGTGAAAGCCCATGTACCCGCCATCCCATTCCTCTTTGTACGTCGCAGTACGCAACTGGTGAACAGGCTTTTGAATGAGCGTTTTGGTTTGGCGGTCATAGCGGTGGATGATGTTTTGATGATAGTACAATTCATGGACGTGGCCCATCCATGTAAGGTCGTAGCCTTCGGTGGATGCCAGCAGGCGTTGGTCTTGGATGACCCCCTTCGTGACTGGGCCGCCACCTCCTGCACCGTGGTAGTAGTGGCACACGAAGTTCACACCTCGCAGATGGTCGTGCATCACTCGGATGTCCAGCGTACCTCCGTAGCCACCGACCTCGACTGCTGACCCTGTGGCGTAGTTCAAGGTGCTGGCAAAGCGTTGCAGAATGTCGGTTTCCTGATGATGGATTATGCTCGTTTCGTGATTCCCATAACCGAGCAGGAGCAGGTTCTTGGCGTAGGGGCTGAACCATTCCACCGCCGTGTTGACGATGGAATCCAAATACCTTGCGTTGTTGTGTTCGGGGCGGATGTCCTCCTTGCTCCGCCTTGGGTCGCCCTTGCCTTGCATTAAACAAAAAAAGTCACCGTTGACGATGACCCCTGCATTGCGGCGTTGTGCCTCCTTAAGATGATTGGCGAGTAGCGTCCTATCGCAATGGGGATTGTCCCAGTGCAGGTCGCTTATGAGTAGGAACTCCTGCCCTGATTGGCAGGAAAGGTCGTGGATGTTGCGGTGGTGCTTGGTAAGTGGTAGGAGCATCAGGCTTGACGTAGGGTTGCGTTCTCGGCTTCAAGCACTTGGATTGTGTTCTCCAAACACTCTATCCGCTCTCGCAAAGCTACGATTTCATTCCTTAGTTGCGCCAATTCCTTCTGCTGTGCCTCTGCCGTCTGCTGCCACATCGCCAGCACCGCTTGGGCTTGCTTCACCTGCAGGCTATCCGCTTGGAACTTACCCCGTGTGAGCCAAGCCACAGCACCGCCAACGATTGCGCTGACCGTGCCGATTACGGTGGTTTCGATTAGGTTCACGGCTTCGGTTCGGCAGGGGCGTTGTACTTGCTAACGGCCATCCAGCTGACGGAAACGATGCTGATGATTGCGCCGATGATTTCGGTGAGGGCGGTTGCGTCAAGGATGCCTTTGGCTACGAGGGTTCCGCCGATGAAGGTGAGTAAGTGGCGAAGAAGTGCGATGATTGCTGACTGCATGATGTTGGGGTTATTGGGGTTACGCTTGCGGAATAGTCGCATAAGGGGAAATGTTACTTGGGTTGGGGTGTTGCAAATTCTTGGTAGTCACTCTCGTATTGCGCATCCCAACCGAGGAAGGAATGCACACCGCAGGGCTTGGGCCACACCTGATGACGCACCCAATACGATGGCTCTGCGCCTTCCCAAAGGATGTCCACGCAGTACGCTTTGGCGTTGTCGGGGTTCACATGGCCCAATTCTACGCAGGTATTCGGCTCTGCCTCCGCATCGTGAATGGCGCGAAAGTCAGCGTAATTGGCGAACTCGTATTTGCGGAAGGTCGGCATTACGGCGTGGTGAGGGCGGCGAGTTGAGCGTTGGTCAGGCGAGTTGTGTAGAGGGCGGCGGCACGGATGCGGTCGTTGAGATTGCTACCTGCTAAACCTGTTTCTGAATTTCCAAGGAAAATGGCTGAACAAGCTGGAACCAAAGCAGATGTATCAGTACCGACTTGCGAGCCATTGATATAAAATGCGTAGTCGTTTTCTTTATATGCAACCGCAATTTTGAATATACCAGCAACTTGTGACGATGAATTAATGTCAACTTGTGATGCCGTAGAAACGGTCGCCAATAATCTTATTCTATTGGAGGTGTTAAATATAATTATGATTCTATTGTTGGACGTTCCATCGCTAAGTCCAATTAGCCTTGAAGGAGATGGGAAATTCCTCACATCCACCTCCGCATAAATCGTTCCCTCCGTCTGCCCAATACTCCCGCTGACCGCTCCGCTGACCGAAACAACATCGGCGTTGCGGGTTATTGACCCTGTGGTGGTGGGGATGTAGGAGGTTGCAATGGAGCCTGTTTCGAGTTGTGCGCCCCAGATGTAAACCGTAGAACCACTTGCCGTAGATGGAAGACCAGCTGAGATTGTTGATGTAGCACGAACTCCTATAATACTGGTAGCAGGCGTGTAAGATGCGGTAACAGTCATGTTACATCGATACCATCCGTTGCCGTAATTTTCGATGCTTGCTCTTGTAAGAGTAAACCCTGCGCCAACAGTTCCACTTGTACCTAATGCCCCTGTGTCAAGTCGAAATGCTTGACAAACGCCTGATGCATAGTTTGATGAAGTTCCATCATTGACAGTTAAAGTAATACCACTTGTAAGGGCAAAGCTATCAGCTTTTGCAAATAAAGAGAATGTGTGCGTTGTTCCGCTGGTAATTGCCGCAATGGTTTGTCTTAATCTCCCTGCAACTGATGTTGCTTCAATTAGTGTTCCATTTGCATTGTTAAATGGTGATGTGAATCCAGATGTAATGTTTAAGTTATTTGCCGCCCAAGTCGTGACAAAGTTCTCACTCTGCAAAGCCAAATTCGACCCACTCGGCTCAACAAGCAACGCAGGACACCCGACCACCCCACCGCTGGCGAAGTAGTCCAAGCGAGGGATGCCCGATGCCACACTCTCAATCAACCCACTCGCATTCACACGGGTCGCAGTAGTCGCACGGGTTACATTGAAGTCGCCCGATGCACCAAGCACCGTGCCTCCCGATGTGGTCGCAACAGGGGTGTAGAGTTTGCCTGTCTTAAAGCGTGCAGGAACAAGTATCAGCGATGGTGTCGGCATTGTTAGAAGTTGTAGATTGCAGCAAAGCGATTGAACAGGCATCCATCCACGGCAGCCTCGGCAGCGGTCGCACCATCAGCCGTAGCCCTTGCGTTGAAGACACTCCATACCCCAGCAGCAATTCCTCCTTGCAGCATTGATGTCGGATAGCCGTAGCCGTAGCCGATTAGCATTACAGGAAGGTATAACCAATGACGGAACCTGCGCTTGGAGTAACGGCCGTAATCTTGCCGCCATTGCGACCGCTGATGACGATGCCAGCGGAAACGGATTTGCCGCTCAATGAGTAGGCAGTCAGCAGGTTCTCGCCACCTGTACCCGTCAAGGTCGTGAAGGTTGCAGCAGCGTTGACTACGATGAAGTCGAAGTTCGCACCGCTTACGGCTGCGTCAATGAATTGCATCGTACCACCTTGGCCGAGCATTTGTTGGAGAATTGGAGTAGGCATTTTGTATGGGTTGCTTTAGGGTAAATGTAAATTAAGAGGGAATTTCACAAACGGAGTGGCTGTAGGGTATTTGGA